AGCAGCATTAACAGTAGGTACAGCCACTACTGCTACAACTGCATCAAATATTAATGGTGGTTCTGCTGGTAATCTAGTTTATCAGGTTGATACTAATGACACTGGATTTATTGCTCCAGGCGAAACAGGTTATCTACTTCGTTCTACTGGTGCTTCCACTGCACCTGACTGGGTTGCTGCTAACTTAACTATCGGTTCTACTGCAGTAGCACTTGGAACTACTGTAACATCTTTTGCTGGTATTACTTCTTTAGATGGAACATCAGGTTCTACTTCTTATTTCGCAACTCCAACTGCTCCAGTCTTATTTACTGGCGCAACTACGCTAACAATTGGTTACGGTAGTACTGCTTCTTCTACTACAAATATTTCTACTGGTGCTGTTGGTTCTGGTAATACTAAAACTATTAATATTGGTACTGGTAGTGCAGCAGGTTCAACAACTAATATTAATCTTGGTGATGCTGATGGTGGCACAGTAACTGTAAATAAAGATCTAGTAGTTTCTGGTAACTTTACCGTAAACGGAACAACAACCACACTCAATTCAACAACACTTGATGTTGATGACTTAAACATTACTGTTGCATCAGGTGCTGCTAATTCTGAAGCTGCTAATGGTGCAGGTCTTACTGTTGATGGTGCTTCTGCAACAATACTGTATACCCATGCAACTACTTCTTGGGATATTAATAAACCATTAATTGGAGCAACAACAGATTATTGGAAGATACCAGTTGGTACTACATTACAGAGACCAGCAACTCCAGCTACTGGTATGATTCGTTACAACAGTACTATTTCTTCGTTTGAAGGATATGCATCGGCTGCATGGGCATCTCTTGGTGGCGTAAAATCTGTTGATGGGTTTACTTTTATTCAAGCAGAAACATCTGCTGGTAACTCAAATGGTGACTTAGATTTTTATGCTGAAGATAGTGCAGGAACTGCAGCTACTCAAATTGGTCAATGGAATCGCACTAATTTAAAAGATTATACTGGCACATTGGTTGGCACACAAACTACTCAGAATGTGTTTAATGCTACTGCCACTACTGTTAATGCCTTCGGTGCAGCTACTACCCTTAATATTGGTGCTGCGACTGGTACTTCAACAGTTGGTAATCGACTTAAATTATCTAGAGCAAACAGCACTGCTGATGGCACTGGGCAAATTCTTTTAGATGGATCAACTGGTAATAGAATTGATTGGAATTCAAATGGCACTGCTGCTCCATCGTTTACCACTAGAAGCGTTGGCACTAAATTAACACTGTTTCCATCAGTTGGTGCGTCAGCAGTCGATTATGCTATCGGTATTAATTCAGGCACATTATGGAATAGTATTCCTGCAACTGATGCTGGACAATTCTTTAAATGGTATGGTGGAGAAACTGAAGTTGCTTCTTTATCTGGTACAGGTGTTTTTACTTTAACTGGTAATGCTAGTATTGGTGGTACTCTTGCAGTTACTGGTAATCAAACTAATACTGGAGATTTAGCAGTTAATGGTGGCGATATTACTACTTCTGCTACTACATTTAACCTATTAAATACAACTGCTACTACATTAAATATTGGTGGCGCAGCAACTGCCATGACTATCGGTTCTGGTGCTACTGGTGCTACAACTACGATGTCGAAAGACGTAGTTATTGTAGGTAACTTAACTGTTCAAGGAACAACTACAACAAATACTTCTAATACTTTAACAGTTTCAGATTCTGTAGTTTATCTTGCTGATGGTAATAGCGGTAACGCATTAGATATTGGTCTGATTGGAGAATATACTGCTACTGGTGTTAAATATGCTGGTTTAGTCAAAGACGCATCTGATAGTGTTTGGAAATTCTTTAGTGCTCCAACTAATGCTCCAACTGCTGGTAGTACAGTAGACTTTACTGGTGCTACATATGATTCTATTAAAGTCACTGCAGTAAATAAAGTTACTATTACTGAACCTGCATCTTCAGCAACATTGACGATCTCTAATGGTGGTAGTTTAATTACATCTGGTGGACATAGTTTAACTTTAACAACTTCAGCTTCTACTAATGTTACATTACCAACTACTGGCACTTTAGCAACTATTGCTGGAGCTGAGACATTAACAAATAAAACTTTAACTAGTCCAACTTTAACTACTCCAGTTCTTGGAACACCAAGTTCTGGTACTCTTACAAGTTGTACTGGTCTTCCAGTTGCTACAGGTATTTCTGGTTTGGGTGCTGGTGTTGCTACATTTTTAGCTACCCCATCTTCAGCTAACCTTATTTCTGCTATTACAGATGAAACTGGAACTGGCGCATTAGTTTTTGCCACTAGCCCAAATTTAGTGACTCCAGCATTAGGAACACCAAGTTCTGGTACTCTTACAAGTTGTACTGGTCTTCCAGTTGCTACAGGTATTTCTGGTCTTGGCACTAGCGTTGCTACTGCTCTTGCTGTTGCTGTTGGTTCTGCTGGCGCATTCGTAACGAATGGTGGTGCTCTTGGAACTCCATCTTCTGGTACACTAACCAACTGTACTTTCCCAACACTAAACCAAAATACAACTGGTTCTGCTGCGACATTCACTAGCACTTCACAAAACTCACAGTTTAACTCTGTTGGTGTGGGTACTGCTGGTTCTGGTACTGCTGGGCAAATTCGTGCAACAAACTCAATAACTTCTTTCTACTCTGACGATCGTTTAAAAACTAAGACAGGTAATATTCAAAATGCTCTTGAGAAAGTTCTTTCTCTTGATGGATTCCATTACCATGCAAATGAAACTGCAGTAGCATTGGGTTACGATGCTTCTCAACAACAAGTTGGGTTATCTGCTCAACAAGTTCAAGCAGTTCTACCAGAGGTTATTGCACCTGCTCCAATCGATCCACAATATATGACTCTACACTATGAACGAATTGTTCCACTATTGGTTGAGGCAATTAAAGAGCAACAAAAACAAATTGAAGAACTTAAAGCAAAGTTAGGGAACTAATATGGCAGTTACATCAAGAGAGACTTTATCGGAATATTGCTTAAGAGCATTGGGAGCTCCAGTTCTTGAAATCAATGTGGACGACGACCAATTAGAAGATCGCATTGATGAAGCATTAGATGTGTTTAGATTGTATCACTATGATGGTATTGAAAAAATTTATCTTAAGCATAAAATTACTGCGTCAGAATTAAATATCACTGGAACAAATGCTGCATCTTTTGCAGCTACTTCTAAAATTACTGGCGGAACTTCAGGTGCAACTGCTATTATTGAATCAGCCAAAGATAATAACACTTTATACATCTCTAGAACTATCGGTGCTTTCGTTGCTAACGAAACTATTACTAATCCTGATGGAACTACTGCTACTTTAACAGCTTCAAGTTTTTATACTGCTGGTGATGTTGATAATGGTTGGATTCCTATTCCTGATTTAGTTTATGGTGTGTCAAGAGTACTACCACTATATCAAGGAACATCCTCTTCTCGTTCTATTTTTGATTTACAGTATCAACTTAGATTAAACGATTTGTATGATTTGTCAAGTACTTCGTTAATTTACTATACGACAGTAATGAGTCACTTAGCAACACTTGATTTAATATTAAACGGAAAACCAATTTATCGTTTCAATCGTTTAATGGATAAACTTTATGTTGATATTGATTGGAAATCTATTAACAAAGTTAATGTGGGTGATTACTTTATTGTTGAAGCATATCGTGCTTTGGATCCAACAGAGTTTTCAAAAGTGTGGAACGAACCATGGTTAAAGAAATATGTAACTGCTCTGTTTAAAAAACAATGGGCAACTAATCTTAAAAAGTTTTCTGGTTTACAACTTCCAGGTGGTGTCACTCTGGATGGCAATTCACTTTATAATGAAGCGGTGCAAGAAATTATTGCACTTGAAGACGACATTCAAAACAAGTCTGCTCCGTTAGACTTTTTCCTGGGATAAAATGTGGCTAGAAATGTATACTTCTCTCAAGGAACTGCCAACGAACAATATCTAATTGAAGATATTATCGTAGAATCGCTGCAGGTTTATGGGCAAGATTTTTATTATATTCCAAGAACGCTTGTAGCCAAAGATAATATTCTTGGTGAAGATCGTTTATCAGAATTTAAACAAGCATATGGTATTGAAATGTATCTCGAAAATGTTGATGGGTTCGAGGGACAAGGTGCTTTTATTCAAAAGTTTGGTTTAATGATGGAGCAATCAGCAACTCTAACAGTTTCTCGTCGCCGTTGGGACCAACTTGTTGGAAGATTTAATCAGGCTCAATTACCAAATAGACCTTGCGAGGGAGATTTACTTTACTTTCCTTTGACTAAAGGGTTATTTGAAATTAAGTTTGTTCAACATCAAAATCCATTTTATCAACTTGGTAAACTTTATGTTTACAAACTTCAAGTTGAATTGTTCCAATATGCTTCTGAACATATTGATACTGGTCTAAAAGATATTGATGTATTTGAAACACTTAAATCTTATGATACTTCTTATGCAAGAAATGCAACTGGATCAGTGACTGGGGTAACAATAACAAATCAAGGAAGTGGATATACATTAACTCCGACAATATCACTTTCGGGTGGCGGTGGAACTCAAGCATTCTCACCAGCTACATTGTCCTTGACGAAAACTGCTGATAAAATAACTGCTATATCTATTACAAATGTTGGAACTGGATATGATACTGTTCCAACAGTAATTATTGGAACTGAATGGGTTTCTGGTGCTTCAGTTAGCACTAATGCTCAAGTATTTTACTCTACTAGATTATATACTGCTACTGTTGGTGGAACATTTAGTTCAACTGCGCCGACACATACATCAGGTGCTGTAAGTAATGGAACAGCAACATTAACTTTTGCTGGTGTTAAAGCAACTGCTACAGTTACTATTGAACCTAATGCTGATTTACCACAATCTTATGGTGATAATATTAAATTTAAAAATGAAGCAAGCGATTTAATATTTGATACAAACAATCCGTTTGGAGAAATTCAGTAATGTTAAATATTCCTCCATTTTATCACGGACTTACTCGTCAAGTTATTGTTGCTTTCGGTAGTCTGTTTAGTAACATTAAAATTGAAAGAGCTGACAATACTGGAACTGTTCAACAAACAGTTGTTGTTCCATTAGCATATGCTCCAAAAGAAAAGTGGTTAGTTCGTGTTGAGCAAGATCCAACTCTTGAGAGACACACTTATACAATTTTACCTAGAATGTCTTTTGAAATTACTGGAATGAACTACGATCCTCTTCGCAAAGTAAATCGTATGTCGCAAGTATCTTGTTATAAAGCAAATGGAGCAAGTCCAGCTACATTAAAACAATTGTATTCACCTGTTCCTTATAATATTGATATCTCGCTTTATATTTTAACTAAAACTCAAGAAGACGCTCTTCAAATTGTTGAGCAAATTTTACCATACTTTACTCCAGAATTTACACTTAGTGTTAATGCTATTCCAAGTATGAGTGTTGCTCTTGACATTCCTATTATTTTAAACAGTGTTGCTGTTCAAGATGACTATGATGGCGATTTTCAAACTCGCAGATTTGTAACTTATACTTTAAACTTCACATTAAAAACAAACTTCTTCGGTCCAGTCGGCGAACAAGGTCCAATTAGAACTGTGTATATTGATAAACTCTCAGAACCTGGAAGAAAATATACAGCAGCAGGAGATTTTGAAACTGGAGATATTACGGAAACTTGGCAAGATACATTCTAAATGGCTCAAATATATAATGCAAATCCGAATTTAAAAGCAATAGGTGTTCCTGTTCAGTTTACTCCTGAGCAGGTTCAGGAATATATCAAGTGTAAAAATGATTACATTTATTTTATTGAAACCTATTGTCAAATTGTTACCCTTGATAGAGGTCTACAACCCTTTAAGTTATACGATTGTCAAAAAAGAAAACTAGACATTATTCATGAGAATCGTAAAGTTATTCTTATGGAAGGTCGTCAGCAAGGTAAAACAACTACTTCTGCTGCATATATTCTTTGGTATACTATATTTCAAGATGCTAAAAATGTGGCGATCTTAGCAAACAAAGCAACTGCTGCTCGAGAAGTTCTTGCTAGATATCAAACTATGTATGAGGGATTACCAATTTGGTTACAACAAGGTGTTAAATCTTGGAACAAAGGCGACATTGAATTAGAAAATGGTTCTAAAGTATTTACCTCGGCTACTTCTACATCAGGTATTCGTGGTAAATCTGTAAACTTACTTTATGTTGACGAAGCTGCAATTATTCCAAATACTGTTGCTGAACAATTTTTTACTTCTGTTTATCCAACAATTTCTGCTGGTGAAACAACTAAGATATTATTAAGTTCAACACCACTTGGTTATAATCATTTCTGGAAATTTTGGAACGATGCTGAGAACAAACGAAATGGTTTCGTTAATTGTTTTATTCCTTATTGGGAAATTCCAGGTCGTGATGAAGTATGGGCTGCAGAACAAAAAGCAATTCTTGGCGACTTAAAATATAATCAGGAAGTTCTTTGTAAATTCTTAGGTTCTGCCTTAACATTGGTAAATGCCGACACAATTGGTAGAATGTCTCCAACATATCCAATATATCAGAAAGATGGATTGGATGTATTTGAAGAACCAATTTATGAGATTGACACTGAAAAGATGGACAATTTCGGTAAACGAATAGTTAAACCACCCCATTCTTATTGTATTATTGTTGATACGGCAAAGGGAGTTGGTGGAGATTACTCAGCATTTTCGGTTATTGATATTACCGAGGCACCATACAAACAAGTTGCCAAATATCGTAAAAATGATATATCGCCTTTGCTGTATCCAAATGTTATCTTTAAGGTAGCCAAAGAATACAACATGGCTTATATTTTGGTAGAGATAAATAGTAGCGAGCAGGTTGCTTCTATTCTGCACCATGAATTAGAATATGAAAACATCTTATTTGTAAATAGAAATACCACTGGTCAAACAGTTTCAGGTGGATTTGGTGGGGGCAAAGCCCAATTAGGTGTTGTGACGGATAGAAAAGTAAAACGAATTGGTTGTATGAACTTTAAAACTCTGTTGGAAGAACAGAAATTGTTAATTCCAGATGCAGATACTATTTCAGAGATTACAACTTTTATTGAATCTAGAGGTTCTTATGCTGCAGACGATGGATACACTGACGATTTAGTTATGACTCTAGTTCTTTTTGGTTGGCTAACTACCCAACCATATTTTAAAGACTTAAATGATATAAACATGAGGGAACTAATTTATAGATCCCGTATTAAAATGATTGAAGATGAATTAACCCCATTTGGATTTATTAGCGACGGACAGGGTTCGGAAGAACCAGTCTTGCACAACTTTTAAAAAGTGGATTTTACTAAATAATCTAGTGAATGCTCAAACTCAAATGGCACAAACAAATAACATGTACATGTAACAAGGAGAATTACAATGCCTTTTCAACTTAGTCCAGGTGTTGCAGTCGTAGAAAAAGACTTTTCATCAATCGTTCCAGCAGTTAGTTCTTCTGTTGGTGCTTTTGCAGGTTCTTTTGCTTGGGGTCCAGTATTGCAACCAGTAACAGTTTCTTCGGAAAATGTTTTGGTTCAACAATTTGGTAAACCTAACGACTCCAACTTCGCTTCATTTTTTTCAGCAGCGAACTTTTTATCTTACGCTAATAATCTGTTGCTCGTTCGAGCAGATTCTACCAATGGTAAAAACGCTGTTTCTACACCAACAGGTGGATTAGCAACCTTAACAATAAATGCTGCTGGTTCAGGTTATAGCTCTACTGCTGCTGCTCCAACCGTAACAATAAGTGCTCCAGAAGAATCTGGTGGTATACAAGCTGTAGCAACTGTTACTCTGTCGGGTGGTGCAATTACTGCCGTAGCAGTAAGTTCTGGTGGTTCTGGTTATGCTACTGCTCCAACTGTTAATATTGCTACAACAGCTGGTACTGGTGCTACATTTACTGCCGTTCTTACACCAGCAACTATTGCTGGTACTGCTATTTCTGGCACTGGTGGTCAATTCACTTGTACTGCAACTACTATTGCTGTTGGTAATTTAATTGCTATTTCTGGCACATTAAGTGGTGATGGTGCTATTACTGGTTACTCAACTCCAACAACATATAAAGTTTCTGCTATCACTGGTAGCGGTTCTTCTGTTACTGGATTTACTTTAACTACTACTGCTGATGTGGCAATTGTTACTACTGCTGGTACTACAACTGGTTTAACATTTAGTAATAATTCAAATCAATCAGTTGCTTCCGTTACTGTTGTAGATGGTGGATCTGGTTATAAAGGCACTGTTACTGCGACATTCTCAACTGGTACTGCTACAGCTGGTGCTGTTACTATTGCATCTTCATCTATTTCCGCTGCAACAATTACTACCGCTGGAACTGGATACTCTGCAGCTCCAACTATTACTGTTGCTGCTCCTCCATCAGGAACTACTGCTACATTAAACAGAACTATTAGTACTGCTGGTGTAAAAATTAGAAATTCTGAACATTATCTGTCTTCATTCTCATCTGGTGCTGCTGTTACTGGAGAATTTGCTGCTAAATTCCCAGGTGCACTAGGAAACTCATTAAAAGTTGCTTACGCTGACTCAGCAACTTTTGCTACTTGGACATATAAAGCTGAATTTGATGCTGCTCCAGGAACTTCTACTTACGCTGCTGGTGTAGGTGGTTCTGATGATGAAATGCATATTATTGTTATCGACGAAGATGGCGATTGGACTGGAACTCCAGGTACTGTGTTAGAAAAATTTGCATTTGTTTCTAAAGCTGGCGATGCTAAAAAGCCAGATGGAACAAACAATCACTATAAAGATGTAATCAATGCTAACTCTGACTACATTTGGTGGACTGATTACCTAGCTGGATCTGACTGGGGTACTAATGCTTCTGGTAATGCATCTACTCTATTAGCGTCTGCTGGTTCATTCAGTTTAGCTGGTGGTGTCGATGACTACACAATGTCTGCTGGTCAACAACAAACTGCATATGCTCTTTTTGCTAACGCTGAATTGTATGATGTAAGTTTAATTATTGCTGGTAAAGCAAATGCTGCTACTGCAAAAATTATTGCTGACTTGGCTCAGACTCGTGCTGACTGTGTTGCCTTTATTTCTCCACAAGATAACTCTACTGGTGATGTTATTATCGGTAACTCTTCAACCGAAACTGATGCAATCGTAACATACCGCAATGCAGTTAATGTGATTCACTCTTACGCTGTTATTGACTCTGGTTACAAATATCAATACGATCGTTATAACGACAAGTATCGTTATATTCCATTGAATGCTGATGTGGCAGGATTGTGTGCTCGTACTGATTATACTAATGACCCATGGTTCTCTCCAGGTGGATACAATCGTGGTCAGATTAAGAATGTTGTTCGTTTGGCTCATAATCCAGACAAAACAAATCGTGACACTCTTTACAAAGCTGGTGTTAATCCAGTTGTTTCATTCCCAGGACAAGGAATTGTTCTATTCGGTGATAAAACAATGCAGACTAAACCAAGTGCTTTTGATCGTATCAATGTCCGTCGTCTGTTTATTGTTCTTGAAAAAGCAATTGCTACTGCTGCTAAGTTCCAACTCTTTGAGTTTAACGACAGCTTTACTCGTGCACAATTTAAGAACTTAGTAGAACCATTCCTCCGTGATGTTCAAGGTCGTCGTGGTATTATTGATTTCCGTGTTAAGTGCGACGATACTAACAACACTGGCGAAGTTATTGACCGCAATGAATTCATTGCTGATATCTTTATCAAGCCAAATCGCTCTATCAACTACATTACTCTGAACTTTGTTGCTGCTCGCTCTTCTGCGAACTTCACAGAGATCGGTGGTTAATGACTAAATAGAGAAAAAGGAGATAACAAATGGCAAATATTGCTGATTTTAAAGCCCAGTTGATTGGTGGCGGTGCTCGCCCTAATCAATTCCGAGTGGACTTAACTTTCCCTAACTATGTAACACTAGGTGCGATTGCTGGTTTACAAGGTCAATTCCTTTGTAAAGCAACCACATTACCAACTTCTCTATTAGAGAATATTGGTATTCAATATCGTGGTCGCCAAATTAATTTTGCAGGCGAGCGTACTTTTGAACAGTGGCAAATTACTGTTTACAATGATACAACTTTCAATATTAGAAATGCTTTTGAAGTCTGGTCAAACGGAATTCAAAACAACTCTACAACTTTAGGTCGTACTAATCCTCGTGATTATCAAGTTGATTTGTCAGTTAATCAATTAGATCGTAATGGTTCTACTGTTAAAAACTATTTGTTCCGTGATGCATATCCAGTGGCCATTGGTCCAGTTGGATTGGATTATGAAACAACTAACCAAATTGAAACATTTGATGTGACATTCCAATACAATTACTGGACTTCGAACACTTCTACTGATGGTGCTGCCTTTGGCGTTAATGCTACGGTCAATACTCCAGTTGGTTCGTTCCCACTCCCACTCTAATCCGATTAGGATTGGGGTAGGATTTTAACTTGAGGTTATATAATGGCTGAATTATTCGGTTTTGAAATAAGTCGTAAAAAGGCAAAAGAGCTACCTTCAGTGGTAGCTCCTTACGCTGATGATGGATCAACAGTAACCAGTTCGGTTAATGCTGGTGCATACTATTCTCTAGTCGTTGACTTAGAGGGTGTTGTTAAAAATGAAAACGATCTTATTCGCAGATATCGAGAAGTCGCCCAGTATCCAGATTGTGATACGGCGATCGACGACATTGTGAATGAAGCAATTGTTGTAGAAGAAGACTCTGAAGCAGTAAAATTAAATACAGATAATGTAAATGTTTCAGACAATATTAAAAAGAAAATTCGTGAAGAGTTCGAAGAAGTTTTATACTTGCTGAGATTTAGTGAAAAAGGTCACGATATTTTTAGACAGTGGTATATTGATGGAAGATTAAATTACCACATTTTAATTGATGAAAAGAATCCAAGAAATGGGATTCAAGAATTAAGACCAATTGATCCTCGTAAAATTCGTAGGATTAAAAATGTCAAGAAAGAAAAGAATCCTAAAGGTGTTGAGGTTGTTGTATCGGTTGATGAATACTACATCTACAATGACAAAGGGATTACAGAACAAACAACTCAGGGTGTTAGATTAACTCTAGACTCTGTATTATATTGTGGTTCTGGTATGGTTGATTTAAATACTGGTATGATGTTGTCATATTTACACAAAGCAATTAAACCAGTTAATCAATTAAAAATGATTGAGGACGCTGTAGTAATTTATCGAATCAGCCGTGCTCCTGAGCGCAGAATATTTTATGTTGATGTGGGTAATCTGCCAAAAGTTAAAGCAGAGCAATATGTTAATGATTTGATGAATCGTTATAAGAATAAAATTGTTTACGATGCAAATACAGGTGAAGTAAGAGATGACCGTAAACATTTATCTATGCTTGAAGATTTTTGGATGCCACGAAGAGAAGGTGGTAAAGGTACAGAGATTACAACACTTCCAGGTGGTCAAAATCTTGGTGATATCCAAGATATCCAATATTTCCAAACTAAATTGTATCAGTCATTGAATGTTCCAACAAGTAGATTGCAGTCTGATACTGGATTTACTCTTGGTCGTTCAACAGAAATTAGTCGTGATGAATTAAAGTTTCAAAAATATATTGCCAGATTGCGCAAGAAATTTAGTGGTTTGTTTAATGACGCATTAAAGATTCAACTGATTGCCAAAGGTATTATAAACGAAGCCGATTGGGATCTTATCAGAAAAGATCTTCACTACGACTTTATGAAAGATAATGCTTTCGCTGAGTTAAAAGATTCAGAATTAATGGCTCAAAGATTGCAAGCATTACAAATGATTGAGCCATATATTGGTAAATTTTACTCAGTTGATTGGGTTAAGAAAAATATTCTTCGTATGTCGGAAGAGCAAATTGAAGACATCGAAGACCAGATTGAAGCTGAGGGTAACTATCAAATGTCCAATGCTCAACAACAAGGTGCTATGGCTGGAGTGCAACAAGTTGCCCAACAGCAAGAATTAGAAAACGCTGGAATGGGTCAACCTGACCAGCAGAAACAATAACTAGGAGATATAAATGAGTACTCGTGATTTGATCGACGCAATTGAAACTGGTGAATCAAGTAAAGTTGAGACCAGCTTTAACAATATTATGGTCGCTAAAGTATCTGAGAGATTAGATGCTATGCGCAATGATATGTCCCAAAATATGTTTAGAACTCCAGAAGCTGTAGAAGAAATTTCTGACGAAGAAGTATCTGACGAAACTGAAACAGAAGAAACTACTGAAGAGAATGAGTAAATCGTTTTCAACATTTAAACAGCAAGTCCTAGAGCAATCTGGGCTTGCGCAAACACTTTTCATTTATGGTGAAGATGTAAAAATTACATCAGAGAATGAAGTGTTTGTAAATAATTACTATGTAAAAACTTTGAGTACATTAGAAGAGGCAAGGGAATACGCTAAAAAATATATTGAAGATACTAAACTATTAGAAAATATTGATAATACGATCCCAGAAGAAAAGGTTGCACACTATATAAGACAATATCACAACATTGATAAGATTACAGATACCCTTGTAGAATCATACATAGAACTTGCCTCTTCTAATGTGTTTACAGTTGATCCAGTTGTAACTGCTATTAAAGAATCTAAAACAGCAGAGTTTGCTGGAAAACTACAGTATCAATTAAATGATGGCTCTGTAGTTGCAATAAATGAAGACACACAATTAATGCTAAATAATATATTGGCAGATAAAAATGAAATTGTTGAATATATGCGCGAAAGCAAAGACAACTTCATTAGAATCATAAAAGAACTCGGAGAGTAAAATGGCTGTTACAAAAACCATATTAAAATGCACAAATAATGAAACAGTAGTTAAGGTAGCTGGAACAGCTGCTGCAGCAACCATTGATTTATCAGTTGATTGTTTAGCTACTACTGATGCTTTGGCTGGTGGCACTCAAACAGTTAATATTGCTCAGTTGCAGTATTCTGGTTTAGCATCTTCAACGATTACTGTTACTAGAAATTCAATTAATATCTTTACTATTGGTGCTGAGGGAGAAGGAACTATCGACCTTGGAACAGGTAATGGTATCGCCGATACAATTCAAAACACTCAAGATATTGTTGTTACAATCGCTGGTGCTGAAGCCCAGTGTTATTTGGTTCTCCGTAAAGTTGGTGGATTTGCTTCTAAAGTTGAAAACGCTACTTATGGTGCTTACGACGATCCAACTAGAGTTGGTGCTTCGACTACTATGTCGGGTTCCCCAGATAAGGTATAAAACTATGAAACTAATTAGAGAAGTTTTAGAAACTACAAACTGTGTTATCGAAGAAAAAGTCGGTGGCAAAAAGAATTACTTTATTGAGGGTATCTTCCTTCAGTCAGAAATTACAAATCGTAACAACCGCATGTACCAAGAAAAAGTTATGGACAAAGAAGTCGGTCGTTATATGAAAGAGTATGTAGAAAAGAATCGTGCCTACGGCGAACTTGGTCATCCAGAAACACCATCTATTAACTTAGATCGTGTGTCACACTTGATTATTGATCTCCGTAAAGAAGGCAAAAATTATGTAGGTAAAGCCAAAATCCTAGAAACTCCAATGGGTATGATCGCTCGAGGTCTGCTTGATGGTGGTGCTAATCTTGGCGTGTCTAGCCGAGCAATGGGTTCACTCCGCACTAATAATGAGGGTGTTCAAATTGTTCAGGACGACTTTATGTTATCTACGGCAGCAGATATTGTTGCCGACCCATCAGCTCCAGATGCATTCGTAAGAGGTATTATGGAAGGCAAAGAATGGGTATTCGTTGATGGAAAGTTTGTGGAGAAAAATATCGAGGAAGCAAAGTATGCTATTAGGAGAGCTTCTTCTAGTCAGTTAGAGGAAGCAAAGATTCTCGCTTTCCAAAGTTTTCTGAGTAAAATCAGATAAATAATAAATAAATACATAGAACTATCCAGTTAGGAGATAACGATGTCAATCGAACAAAAAATCGCTGAAATGTTAGCAGAGTCAAAGGCAAAATCTGCCATGATTTCTGAAGAGATTTCTGAGGAAACAATAGAAGAAGGCAATGTAGTTACAGCTAATGCTTCAGCTCAAGAGCCAAGCAATATTGCTGCAATCGCTAAGTCTGATGGTGTCACCAGTGTTGAAGGTGACGAAGAAAACAATGCTAAAAATGGCACACAAAAGCAAGACGCTGCACAAGTTGCTAAGAAATCTAGCAATGTAGCCAATGCTAAAGCGACTGCTCCAGAAGCAAGTCACATTAGTGGTGTTAAAGAAGACATTGATGCTTTGATGAATGGAGAAGAACTCTCTGAAGATTTCAAAGCAAAAGCAACTACAATTTTCGAAGCAGCAGTTATGTCTCGTGTAAAAGCGGAAACTGCTCGTTTAGAAGAGTCGTATGAATCAAAACTTCTTGAAGAAGTTGAGAGCATTAAAGAGGGTCTTGTTGAAAAAGTTGATGGATATCTCGGCTATATTGTCGAGCAGTGGGTACAAGAGAATGAGTTAGCCCTTGAATCTGGTATGAAGTCTGAAATCATGGAGTCTTTCATTGAAGGTATGAAGTCCTTGTTTGCTGAACACTATATTGAAGTTCCTGAAGAGAAGTTCGATGTGTTGGGCGATTTACAAGAAACTTTAGAAGTCCTCGAAGCAAAACTCGATGAGCAAGTAGAAAAGAATATTGAATTAACTAAAGCAATTAATGAGCAAAAGCGTGAAGATGCAATTACTCAAACTGCTTCTGGTTTAACAGATACTGATTCTGAGAAATTCAAAGCATTAGCTGAAGAATTATCGTATGAAGATTCTGAAACATTCTCTACTAAGTTACAGACAATTCGTGAGAATTATTTTGGTGGCAAAAAGCAAATGACTGCAGTTAATTCAGTCGTTAGCGATACACCTGTTGAAACTCTAATTGAGACCGCACCTGTAGATCCTTCTGTTAAGAAGTATCTTTCTGCACTCGATAAACTCAAATAACCACAAAGGAATTAAATATGTCTAATTTAGACCGCCAAGCCCTTATTAAGAAATGGGCACCGATTCTTGAACATGATGCATTGCCATCAATCAAGGATAACTACCGTAAAGAAGTTACTGCTGTTCTTTTGGAGAACCAAGAACGCGAATCAATGAAGTCCCAAGAGGCTTTGTTTGAAACTCACGCCAACGCTGCAGGTGCTATGCCTGACACTGGTGGTGTTGCTAAGTTTGATCCAGTATTGATCAGCTTGGTTCGCCGTGCTGCTCCACAAATGATCGCTTATGACATCTGCGGTGTACAACCAATGACTCAACCAACTGGCTTGATCTTCGCTATGAAGTCACGCTATGCTACTATGGATGGCACTGAGGCTTTGTTTAACGAAGCTGATACTGATTTTGCTGGTGCTTCTTCACCTGCTCATGAAGGTAGCAATCCAGTTGATGGCACTTACACTACTGGTGTTGGCCAAACAACTACTACTGCTGAAGCTGGTTCACGCTTTAACGAAATGGCTTTCTCAATCGAGAAGACTTCTGTTACTGCTAAGACTCGTCAATTAAAAGCAGAATACACTGTTGAATTAGCACAAGACTTGAAGTCTGTTCATGGTCTTGACGCTGAAGGCGAATTAAGCAACATTCTCTCTACTGAGATCCTTGCTGAAATCAACCGTGAAGTTCTTCGTACTATCTACACTACTGCTAAAGCTGGTGCACAAATCGGTACTACCACTGCTGGTACTTTCGACTTGGATACTGACTCTAATGGTCGCTGGTCTGTTGAAAAATTCAAAGGTCTCTTGTTCCAAATCGAACGCGATGCCAATGCGATTGCTCAACAAACTCGTCGTGGTAAAGGTAACTTTATCATCTGTTCTTCAGATGTAGCTTCTGCCTTAGCAATGGCTGGTGTTCTTGACTATGCTCCTGCATTGTCTACTAACTTAAATGTTGACGAATCTTCTACTACCTTTGCTGGTATTTTGAATGGTCGTTATAAAGTTTATGTTGATCCATTCTCTGCTAACCAATCAGCTTCACAGTTCTTTACTGTTGGCTACAAAGGTACTTCTGCTTTTGATGCTGGTTTGTTCTATTGCCCATACGTACCACTCCAGTTGGTTCGTGCTGTAGACCCAACTACATTCCAACCTAAGATTGGTTTCAAGACTCGTTATGGTATGGTTGCTAACCCATTCGTTTCATTGGATGGTACTGGTGGCTTGACTGCTAACGAAAACTACTACTATCGTCGTGTTAAGGTTACTAACTTGATGTAATCTTTGTTCGGCTTGGTTATGATTAAGCCGACACTAGAAGCGGTAATTTTAGAGGGATCTTCGGATCCCTCTTTTTTTTGTTATAAATAACTATATGGCTCAAATACTCGCATGTCCCGTACCAACAAATTTAAATCCATTATCTCCTAATGGGTTCAAGTTCAACATCGAAAAATTAGGTGAGGTGGAATATTTCTGCCAAGAAGTTAATATCCCAGGAATTACAATTGGTGATCCAGTTTTGGCTAACCCATTTCGTGCTATTCCACTTCCTGGAGATCACTTAACTTATGATACTTTAAATGTTAAATTTTTAATCGATGCAAATATGGAAAACTACATTGCTATCCATAATTGGATTGTAGCACTGGGATTCCCTGAAGACTATGATCAATACATTGATTACATAAACACAAATCAGTTTAATGTTCTTAGCGAACTTGCAAAAAGTTATTCTGATGCTACTTTGCAAATATTATCTGGTGCAAACACACCAGTCAAAACATTAAACTTTAAAGATCTTGTACCAAGAAGTCTTGGCTCACTTACCTTTCAATCAACAAACCAAGATGTTTTGTATCTCGTTGGGGATGCAACATTTAGTTTCTCTTATTACACCTTTGCATAAAAACTTGCTATAAATTTGATTTTAGTGTATAATTATAGTATACACTTGGGGATATTATGACACTTGAAGAACTACAAAATGCTTGGGCTGATGACTGCATCATTGATGATAACCATCTTGATCGCGAATCTGTTAATACAGCAAAACTCCACTCAAAATATTTGAATCATCTAATTGCCTATAAACTTAAATTGGCGAAGATGAAGTCAGATTACAACACACTTAGACAACAAAAGTTTCGTTACTATCGTGGCGAACTTTCCAGAGAAGAACTATCTCTATTAGGTTGGGAACAGTGGCAAGGAATCAAACCACTTAAAAATGAGATGGATGAATTTCTTTCTGGAGATAGTGAATTAAATAAATTAGAAATTAAAGCAAATTATATTCAAAACATTGTTGAATTTCTTGAGTCAGTTATGAATCAAATCAAAGCAAGAGATTGGCAAATTCGCAACTCCATTGAATGGAAAAAGTTTATTAGTGGCGCATGAAAATAACAGTTGAAAAATTAGACGAAGTTCACGTAAGAATTTTCTCGGACGATCCGTCAGTAGAGCAAGAACTATCAGACTTCTTTACCTTTGAATATCCAGGTGCTAGGTTTACACCTCAGTATCGAGCAAGGTTGTGGGATGGTAAAGTTCGTATGTATGATCAGTTGCGTAAGACTTTATATGTTGGTCTTATGAATTATGTAATTGATTTTTGCGAACGAAATGAATATGAATTATTAATGCCGAATGATTTAATGACTCGTTCAGGTGTTATATCAAACGAAGTCTTTGAGTTTGCTAAATGGTTAAATCCTCATGGTCATGGCAAACCAATCGAGATTCGTGACTATCAAATTGAAGCAGTTACTGAAGCATTAGATCGCAACAGAATTTTACTTCTATCTCCTACCGCATCAGGTAAATCTTTTATCATATATACAACCATGCGTTGGCATCTAGAAAACAATCGCAAGTGTATTATTATTGTTCCAACAACATCTTTAGTTGAACAACTATACGCTGACTTTGAGGATTATTCTTCTGCCAATGGTTGGAAAACAAATCGTCATGTGCAAAAACTATACAGTGGATTCACTAAAGATATCTCTGCTGATGTGTTAATTACAACATGGCAGTCTGTGTACAAACAACCTAAACAATGGTTCTCTCAATTTGATGTAATTTTCGGAGACGAAGCCCACCAGTTTAAAGCCAATTCCCTTACAACTGTTATGGGCAAATTAACCCATGTTAAATATCGAGTTGGGACAACTGGAACACTAGATAACAAGAAAATTCATAAGTTAGTCCTTGAAGGAATTTTTGGTCCAACCCATAGAGTTACAACAACTAAAGAGTTAATGGATGCTGGGACTCTCGCCAAACTAAATATTACATGTATACTATTAAAATATGATGATATAACTCGTCAGGGTAGAAAAAATAATCAATACGCTGATGAGATGGATTTTATTGTAACGCATGAAAAACGAAATACTTTTATTTGTAATCTTGCATTAAAATCTGAGGGTAATACCTTAGTTCTTTTCCAGTTTGTTAATAAACATGGAAAAGGTTTATTTGAAATGATTAAAGATAAAGCACATGACAAACGAAAAATATTTTTTGTATCGGGTGCTACGGAGGTGGAAGATAGAGAAGCCATTAGAAAGATTACAGAAACTGAGAGCGATGCTATTATTGTTGCTAGTTTTGGTACATTCTCCACTGGTATCAACATACCGTCTCTCGAGAATGTCATTTTTGCATCGCCAAGTAAATCCAAGATCCGCAATCTGCAAAGTATTGGTCGCGGATTGAGATTAAAGAATGGTAAGACTGAGTGTAATTTATACGATCTAGCAGATGATTTAAGTTGGAAGTCTTGGAAGAATCATACTCTCCATCACTTTGCTGAAAGACTAAAAACTTATTCTGAAGAAAAATTTAATTACAAAATCGTTGAGGTAAAACTATGAACGAACAGTATGTTTACTTAAAATTAGTTAATGGCGAACAGATTATGGCAGTTAAAGAGTCAGAAGATTCTGAAACAGTTACATTAAAATTTCCAATGTTAATTAAAACTCATCTTGTTGGGGCACATGCCAACAGAGTTTCTGAACAAGTTACAGCTGGACCATATTCTTTGTTCGCTGATAATACAAATATTCATATTAACAAAAAACATATTATTCTTGATACTGTTTTGGCAGAAAGAGCGATTCCGCATTACATACATTTGGTAAGAGATCACGAGGGTGTTCGTTTAGATTATACGCCACCTCAATTACAATGGGAAGATGAACCACCTGCCGATGCTCCAGAAACTGTAGATCTTAAACAAATGCTCGATGCATTAAAATCGTTAGCTGAAGCAGAAGAGAACTTAGAGGATAATACCTTTGTTGAAGGTAATAAAACATTACATTAGTTATTACTTTCTTCAAACCCTACATCGAGAGTATACTCCGTGTCAAGTAAAAAAGCAAATTATATGCAACAATGAATGAAATATTTGCTATTGTATATGTATTAAGGTATACTAATAGTAATAAAAATAATTATGGAGATTTTATTATATGGCAACTAAAGCCAAAGGTGCCCACTATGTCAATAACGCTGATTTCTTAGTGGCGATGAAAGAGTATCGAATCAAGGTACTTGCTGCAAAAGAATTAGGACTGACTAAGAAAGATTCGGGATATCCACAAGTAACTCCATATATCGGTGGCTGTTTATTAAAAATTGGAACCCATCTATCATACAAAGCGAACTTTATCAATTATAGTTATAGAGAAGACATGATTCTTGACGGAATACAAAATTGTCTTCAATACATAGATAACTTTGATCCAGAGAAATCCTCAAACCCATTCGCTTATTTCACACAAATTATTTACTATGCATTCCTTCGTAGGATTGCCGAAGAGAAGAAACAAACTTATATTAAAGGTAAGTTGATTCAGGATATGCCTTTTGAAGCATTCGAGTTACAAGAACAGGATGAGTCGGGAGAGTTTCATAATGCATATGTTGATTTTATGCAACAGAACCATACCTTTGATGACTTTATTGAACGCAAAAAAGAAAAGAAAAAGAAAAAGCAACAAGCATCTTTAGACGATTTCACTGGAGAGTAAATGAGAGTAGCAATTATTACAGACCAGCACTTCGGTGCTAGGAATGACAGTACTGCCTTTTTAGATTTTTATGAGAGATTTTATAATGATACTTTCTTTCCTACTTTAGATTCTAATAATATTGAATCTGTTCTTATCCTTGGTGATACTTTTGATCGTCGCAAATATGTAAATTTTTATTCGTTAGATCGTGCCAAGAAAATGTTCTTTGATAAACTTGAAGAGCGTGGTATTAAAGTTTTTATGATTGCTGGTAATCATGATACATACTTTAAAAATACAAATGATGTAAACTCACCAGAATTATTGTTAGCTGAATATACAAATATACACTTAGTCAATAAAGCACAAGATATAATCGTCCATGATACTCCAATTTGTTTCGTGCCATGGATCTGTCCTGATAATTATGAGGAAAGTATTGAAACAATAAACTCCAGCAACGCTGAAATATGCATGGGTCATTTTGAGATTGCTGGCTTTGCAATGTATAGAGGAATGGAAAGTCATGAAGGTCTTTCTAAAAATTTGTTTCAAAGGTTTGATATGGTTTTCAGTGGTCACTACCATCATCGTAGTGACGATGGCCACATATATTATTTGGGAAATCCGTACGAACTTACATGGCAAGACTATAACGATCCCCGAGGATTTCACCTGTTCGATATACAAACAAGACAACTCGAATTCGTCAGAAATCCTAATACGATGTTCGAGAGAGCAGAATATGACGATACCCTCGTCGACCCATCACTCAACGATTATGGACATTTAACTAACAAATATGTAAAAATTATTGTTGTTAATAAAAATGATTTTTATAAATTTGACAAATTCATAACTAAAGTTTATGATGCCAATCCATACGAAGTAAAAATTATTGAAGATTTTTCTGAGTTTACTGAGGGAGAAATTGACTCTGATATAAACTTGGAAGATACACTTGATGTGTTATCTAATTATATTGATTCAGTTGAAACTGATCTTGACAAAGATAAAGTTAAAACATTTATGAAATCTCTTTACACAGAAGCAATTAATTTAGAGGTAGAATAATGCAACAACTTAATATAGATTATTTCTTTCCGCTCACGGAACAGATCCCTCTTGAGTTGGATTTTACATTAACCGAAAAATATATTTTAGATAAAAGAGCGGAGCAGTTAAAAAATTCTGTTACTAGTGGAATTACATTAACTGTTGGCACTGGTGGTACTGCTACTTGGACTACTATATCAAACAATATCGGCAACCCATCCTTTACTATTAATGTTGATGCGATGCCAATTACTATTATCTCTAAAAAGAAACCCAATATTATAATGAAGTTCATTTATAAATCTATGGGTATGAAATGGAAAGCTGAATGATTGTATTTAAAAAGTTGTCTTGGAAGAATTTTCTATCAACAGGTAACCAACCTAATACAGTACTACTAAACAAATCGACTACTACTCTTATCATTGGCAAAAATGGTGAGGGTAAGTCTACGATTTTGGATGCTTTGTGCTTTGCATTGTTTGGTAAACCATTTAGGAATATTAACAAGAATCAAATGATCAACTCTATCAACGGCAAGAATGCCTTGGTTGAGATTGAATTTTCTATTGGGCAAAAAGAATATAAAATTATTCGTGGTATTAAACCGAATGTGTTTGAGATTTGGTTAGATGGTGCGATGGTAAACCAAGATGCTGCATCTAAGGATTATCAAAAGATTCTTGAACAACAAATCCTCAGATTAAACTATAAGACATTTACTCAGGTAGTTATCTTGGGTTCAGCTTCGTTTGTTCCATTTATGCAATTAACGAATGCTCAGCGTAGAGAAGTTATTGAAGACATTCTTGACATTAAGATCTTCTCTACCATGAATCAATTATTGAAAGAGAAACAAAATGCTACGAAGGACGAAATCGTTAGAGTTGAATCGGAACTCTCGCTTGCAAAGCAAAGGGTGGAGTCGCAAAATGCAATCATCAAGACGCTATCGACTGCAAAGGAAGAAAGCATTAATGCGATACTGGGAAAGATTACGAGCAATGAGGAGACAATCAGAACTACAAACCTTTTCGTCTCCAATCTTAGCACTGAGATCTCGGAACTTAGGGAGAAAATTTCAACAAGAGATGAGTTGGATTCGGACATCGAAAAAGCAAAACACCTGCGGTCAAAACTCTCAAGTAAAATTGAAGATTGCGAAAACAATAAAGTTTTCTTCGACGAGAACCATGTCTGCCCAAGTTGCACCCAAGAAATTACTGAAGACCATAAGGTCAAAGTCTTGGGAGAAATTCATCAAAGAATCGCTGAAGATAATAAAAAGGTCAAGGAACTCGAGTCTGCCCTCAGTAAACTCCAAACACAATTACAGCAGATTACTGAAGTTACAGTACAGATTGCTGACAAAACGATTGAACTCTCTACGCACAATTCCGCCATCACTATTTTAAATAGACAAAATGCAGAAATGCGTACTGAGATTGAATCAAGTAAAACTGATACTGCAAATATTAATGAAGAAAAACAAAAGTTAAAACAGTTGGCTCAAGAAGCATTGGCAAATATCAATCGTAAAAATGAACTAGATGCAGAAAAAGAGTTGTACGATGTGTCTGGTATTTTGTTGAGGGACACTGGAATTAAGACTGCTATTATTCGTGAGTATTTACCAGTAATGAATAAGTTGATTAACCAATATTTGAATCAGATGGATTCTTATATTCACTTTGAATTAGATGAGTCGTTTAATGAAACTATCAAGTCGAGATTTAGGGATGAGTTTACCTATGCAAGTTTTTCTGAGGGTGAGAAAATGCGTATTGACTTGGCTATATTATTTACTTGGCGTCAAATTGCCAAACTAAAGAACTCGGTCAATACCAACCTATTAATGTTGGATGAGATTTTTGATTCATCTCTGGATGTTAATGGAACAGATTATTTCTTGAATTTAATGAACACACTCGGCGACCATGCCAGTGTATTTGTTATATCCCACAAAGGCGACCAGCTTTTTGATAAGTTCAGGTCGGTTATCAAGTTCGAAAAGAGGAACGATTTCTCGGTTATTGTATAACCCTACAAACTGTAGGGGTTTGCAACCCTCTTCCAGTAAGGATGCAAATAATGCTTGCTTTTAATTCATAAATAAGGTATAATTATTCTATAACTTGAGGAATAATTTATGATGAATTCTAAAGACCTGCTGGCTAGACTTTTGGCAAACGAAAACTTGAATGTTATTCGTGCCAATGTAGGGACAGCATCCTTCGAAAGTATTACTAGAACACTTACTCTCCCAATGTGGAAAGATATGACTAACGATGTTGAGGAAATGCTCATCGGTCATGAAGTTGGTCATGCTTTATACACTACAACCAGTCATATGGAAGAACCAGACTTCCGTGCAATCCAAGGCTACATGAATGTAGTTGAAGATGTCCGCATCGAAAAGAAAATCAAAAACAAATATCCAGGTCTGCGCAAAGCATTCATCACTGGTTACAAAGAACTAAACGAGAAAGACTTTTTCGGTGTTCAAGGTAAAGATCTATCAAACCTCATTCTAATTGATCGCATCAATTTATACTACAAGTGTGGTATTAACTGTGGTGTAAAATTCAGCCCAGCTGAGATGGACTTTGTCCGTAGGGTTGACCGCTGTGATACAATGAATGATGTATACTTCTTGGCTCAAGAAATCTATTCGTTCTCCAAAGAAGAACGAGATGCTAAGCGTGAAGAACTTAAGAAACTACAAGAGTTGCTTGGCGAAGATCCACCTGAAGAAATGGATGAGACCGACAATTTTATGGACGATCCTGATGACTTTGATGACTATTCTCCCGAGGAAGAAATTGAAGACGAAGAACAACCAGAAACTAAAAAGAAGTCTTCCACATCTCAAACTGATGAAGAAAAGAAAATTGAAGAAGAAAAAGCCCAACTTGAAAAAGTCTAAAAGAAAATTGAAGAAGAAAA